GAGATAAGGGTCTTCCGGTCTGATAGGTTGCTCTCCCCGCGTGGTTGCCCGGATGCCCACAAGCGCCCGTTGATAGGCTTCGAGGATACTGTTGGCAATGATGCGCGCCGCCTCCAGGTACGCCGCCTCTTCAGTGGCAGTCAATACTCGCTCCCGGCGCCGCTCGCCCGGCAACAGGCATATGCGTGGTGCGGCTCTCTCGGTCTTGCCCCATTCGACTGCAAGCCGGAGCATCCGCCGCAATACCTGCAACGCCCGATTGATGCTGGAGACCTGATAACCCGCGTCCCGTCGCTTCGAGATGAATCCCACGATAATCTCGGGAGTTACGGAATCCACCGCTGCGCCCCCCAACGGGGCATGACGAGTCAGATGTCGAACTTGGGTATTGTAGTACTCGATCGTTTTTGGTTTTTCGGTGAAGCGCCCGAGAACGTGGGGTAGAAAGTCTCGCTCGGCAAAGTCCTTCAGTGTTGGCGCGGGTTTCTTTTCCCGGATTCCAACCTCGCCCTTTGCGAGAGACGTTTTGTGCGCGGCTTCGATCTGTTCAGCCACCCGCTTGTTCGTCTGCTTGGTGCTCTCCCGGATGGCTCTTCCATTCCAGGTGAACCTGTACCACCAAACGCGACCGCGCTTGTAGACCGCCATCGCTACGCCCTCGCCGGCCCCGCTCCGTCGCTGTTGATGATGTGCTTCATCCGTTCACCGGGAACAACGCGCATCCAGGCCAACCCGCCCGGAAATGGCGTTGCATGACATTGGTCGCGTGGTCTCGATACCACAGTCAAGTGCAAAAAAGACCAGCACCGGGGCGTGCATGCCCGCCATCGGCAAGCCCAGCCACGCGGCTTCTTCCGAGATGTTCAGCTTCTTAGCCATTGCCGCCCGCATTCCGTTCTCCGTGCCGGAGGGTCGCCGCCGTGATGCGGCCCGGTTTTCCGGTTACGCCTTGCTCCTGAAACAGCCGGTTCAGCGCCGCCGCCTTCCACTCCGCCCAAGAGACGCCTTGCTCATCCAACTTGTCTTCCGCCCGGTCCGGTCCCGCCTTAATCTCGGGAGATTCGGCAGAGGTGCCACCTTCAAAACCTACAAAACCGGGTTTTGATGGTTTTGTAGGCTCGCTCTTCGCCGAATCTGCCAAGACGCGCGCGTTCGGCTTCCAGTCCATCCACCGGCTTTGGCGTGCCTGCTTGAGTGAGGGGGCGCTCATTCCCACACCCCCGGATTCACTTCGTACCGATTGGACGGGCGCCCGCCGAAGGGTCCTGATTCGCCAGACAGCTCCCGAACCCATCCGGCATCCTGTAGGACATCCGCCGCCTGCTTCACAGCTTCGGGCGAATCCAAACCGCTCCAGCCCTTCAGGTACACATCACGCGCTGCGAACCAATCGTGGCCGCCGTCCTTGTTGCGGATTTGCCGCTTTGCTATGCGCTCTGCTAGTTCCCGCGCCGCCCTTACTTGCGGAGCTACCACGCAGGAGTAGACCCGCCGCGCATGGGACTCCAGGTAATCACACCACGCCGCCGCCTGCCGCGTATGCTCCAGGTTCACGAAGTTCCAGGAATTGGCTAGGGACGAGACCTCAAAACCTACAAAACCCAACCGGTCGGCAAGCTCAAACAGCAAGGCCAGGGACGGCATCAGCGAGCGATACTTGCTCAAGTGAGAGATTAGGGCCGGGTGGAGTTCGTCCCCGCGTACCTTCGCCTCAAGCTCCGTCAGCCATTCCACGAAGAGTCCCTGTGCATCGGGGGCGAAGCGGAACCGCGCCGGGTTGTCCGCGTCAAACTCCACCAACCTCCGGAAGACGCGCTCTGCTTTCTTCTCTGACTCCGCGTCCGGCGTCCGATCCACGTACTTCCAATCGGGCGCTGTGTCCGGCCAGACCAGCAGTTGAAACCGCTGGATTAGGCCGTCATTACTGGGACCGTCCTTGAGCGCATCCACCAGGTAAGAGCGAAGCCGCCCTGGTTGGATGCCGCCCAGCATTGACATGCAGCAGTGGGGGACGTGGATCGTTCCCCGTCCAATCCGGTCAACCGTGAATGATGAATCCCCGGCCCAAGCTTCGAGGGCGAAGGCTCTCTCTCCTTCGCGACCTGGTTTATCAAGGGTGCTCCACCATCCGGTCAGTTCGTCCCGGATAACTAGGATGCCCGCTGGGTTCTCGCTCATGGTATGGTGAAGCGCCTCGAATGTGGCATCGTTCACAACGAGCCGTTTTAACGTCGGTTCCACAGGTGCATCGCCAGGCCGTTCGGGCGGTGCGTTTTTGCCCTTGGTGCTCGCTTTGAATTGGTCGCGCCAAGCCGAGTGCCGCAACTCGCATTCTTCTTTCTCCCTCGCATAGTCGGCCAGAGCCGCTTCGTATTCCCAGCGCCACTCGGCCTGAATCCGAATCGCCGGACGGGTAGCCGCCTGGATGACGGGGGACTTCAAGAGTCCCGGTCGCGCGATGATGCCGCCCCACAAGTTGGGCACGACAACCCAGGCCGTGTCGTTTGCTTTGGGTTGAATGGTAGCCCGCCGGTTCACCAAGCCCGCCGAACAGAGCACCATCATTACCGCCGGGTAGTCCATCGGGACCTGCATACGCTCGCTAACATCCGCCACCAGGGGACGGAACGAAACTGGGAGTAGGTCTTCGGAGAACGCAACCACGGGGGGCAATTCGCCCTGAATCGGCTCCGGCTTCGCCCAATCATCGACACCCACCGCGCGCCGGGCCCCGCCGTTATCACCGGGCTTGTATGACGCGACGCTGGCGGCGACACGCCTCACCTCGGCATCAGGCAACGGCGGGTCGCAACGGAGGCGATTCTCTTCGAGCAGCGCGGCTTCGATGGCCTCGCGCGACATCCCGCGCTTACGCATTGTGCCGCTGAGAGATGCCAAGTGGTCATTGCGCTTGCCTTTGGGAATCTTCTGAGGGCCGGGGGCCGCCTTGGACCCCGCACGCGAACCGTTGTGGGCGGTTGTGATGTATTCGAGTAACCACGCTGGTGGGTCGGCGGGATTGAGGAGAGCTTTCGCGCCCGCGATGCCATCCCACTGGTACGCATTGCCGCTCGCGTGAATAGAAGGGGCCACCACCACGTAGCCGCCATCGCCTTTCAGGTCGATGCCCGGAGCGAGAACTTTGGGCACAGCCCCGCCGCTGTAACGGAAGAACAGGTGGCGTCCGCCCCCTCCCGTAGTAGCTTCCGCGGTGTCCGGGATCGGACCGCATCGTTCGATGAGTTCACTCCGGTCCGCCGGTCCGCCGTTCCTGGGGTCGCAATCCACCACCAGAAGGCAGGACCGGGCGCCGGTCGGGATTCCGATATTCGCATCCGGCCACCGCTTCCACCAAGCTGGGACGTGGTCTTGATCCTGCGTGGCGTCCTTAAAGCCGTGCTCAGTTCGCGGGTGCTTGCCGGGATTCTGGCACTCCAGATCACCGCAGGAGCATACGCCACCAGGTGCGCTGTGCAACGGAAACACCGGCAAGCCGTGTGCCGCATACCACCTCGCGGCCTTGGCCATGCCCCAATTGCCGCCGCCCGGCACGGGGGATCTCGCATTCCGGGACATGCTATCGCTCCGGTTGCTGTTCACCGCCGCTGGGTCGCGACGCCAACCATACCGCAACGTCTTTTGGCTTGTAGCGGACCGCCGCGCCGATCTTCAGGTACCTCGGCCCTTGCCGAAGAAGCCGCCACCGCCTGACGGACGCCACGGACAAGCCGGTGACGCGCGCCACGTCGAATTCATTGAGAAGGCTTTGCATCCCTTCTTTAGCTGCGCTCTCGCGCTCGCTCAGTTGTGAAGTGTTCATATGCCCTACAGGGCGAAAATTCGGCGGGCAAGGACAGTTTTCGGCGAAAACTCGCCTAAGGCGTTGAAGGGCCGGCAAAAACAAATCCGAAGTTTTTTGTTTGGTTCGGGCGAAAACTCGCCTACGTGTGGAATGAAGGACTACACCCGATCTTGAAACATGCCTGGTATCCGGTTCCTTCCACGAACGGGATGGGATCAGCGGTAATACTGAAGTGCTTCCGAAGCACCTTCCGTATCTCCTGTATCCGCTTCTCCACCTTCGGCCAGTCCCCACCCGTCTTTCCCGCGTCCCGGATGATGCCGCGCTGTTCTGCCAGTGTCCGCAGGGTCACCCATGCCAGCTTGGGCTTCTCGCTCCTGCGATCAGCGAACCCCAACTCGCCGTAATTGCGGGTTTCGGTATCTGTACCGTTGCGAATCTGAACCCGCTCGTCACTCAAAAAAGAGATTTCAATGGATCGCCAACTTGCCCCGCCGCCATGCGCGCCGTTCGCCACCTTTGCCGGTTGTTCCTGTGCAGGTTCAGCCCCGCCCGGTTTCATGTCGCCGGCAAGCTCCACCTTCGGGAAGCCGCCTTCCGCCGCGCGCGCCCCTTGCGCGTTGGGCGGGGAAAAGAATCGCTCCGGGTCGTCTTGCTGCCTCAGCCAGTCTCCGTATTCCTCAATGGACTTATACCCGGCGTATCCGCAACCCACAAATTCCCTATAGGCGTCATCAATCGCGCGCCGGAGAAGTTGCAAGCGACGTTCTTGGGACAGTGGTGCTTGCTCCAGCAGTTCTAGCCAGAACCGTCTCATTGTGTGAAAAAGGTGCCCGCAACCAGCACTGTCGATTTCAGCAATCACCTTTGGGGAATCCGGCAGGTAGGGATCGTGCTTCTCAACAGCCTCCAGTCGTTTCCGAAGATCCCTGTTGAGTTCTTCTATGAGTTCGCCCTTCACCCTGCGAAATGCTGGGCGGTGTTCGTACGGCGTTTCAGGTTTGGCCATCCCTCCCCCTGCGATTCCTTGAATCGGGTTGCCGCCAACACGACCAGGGGTCTGGCCCGGCCGTTCCCGACGCTGGGAAAACTCACAAACCGTCGGCCTACAACTAGTCACCGTTAGTAGCTGGAAACAACGGCTAACTCTATATATTACATGATTTTGAGAACTCGCGGTGTTCTCTTATAATCGAGCTTGCAAGAGGCAATAATGCCAACTGAATCCACGCTCGACTCGCGGCTCCCGAGCAGCATTGCGCAGCTAGGATTCGACTCTCCGATCCTGATCGATTCTGATGGCGCTATTATCGCCGTGCATGGCAGGTACTCGGCCGCTATAAAGCTGGGCCTGGAAACAGTGCCGGTGATTGTTCTGAATCACCTGAGCGAAATCGAGAAGCGACCCACCTCCTCGCTGACAACAAGCTGGCGGATCTATCCGGGTGGAATGACGAGACGCTCGCCTCAGAACTGGCCAAACTCCGGGATGCTGACATTGACCTGGGCACGCTGGGCTTCAGCGACGACGAGTTGCGACGGCTCCTGGCGGACACCGAACCTCCGGATACCGACCAAACTGCGGAAGAGGAAATTCCGGAGCCGGTTAGGCGCGCTCAATGATATCTGGTGCATCGCTGGGCGCCGACTGGTCTTCGGCGATTGCCGCGAGCGCGGAATCGTCAACAGGCTGTTGGACGGTGTCAAGGCGGGGGGACCGGTAGCCGGTCACGAAGCAGAAGAGGGCTCTGGCCCTGACCAACGCGCGCCCAATCACAAAAAGTCGCAAGTTTTGGGATGGGGGGTATTCCGGCTAAGTACTTGAGGGAATTAGCAAATGCTACCCGAGAACTGGCCCATAAACCGCCCAATACCGTGTTTTCGGAATGGGCGGAAGTGGACCGCCGTGGTCTTCGAAAAGGTTGCGGCAAGATAGCGTGCCACGCGGCTTTCAGCCAGCGCTGAACACGGAAAGGGAGAATGCGCCCCCCGCCGCCTGAATCGGCGTGGCCATGGGCAGAGGAGCAATCAAATGGATATTGAATTCTGGGATGTAGATCGACCAAAAGATTATCCGCGCAACCCACGCAAATGGAATGCCCAAGCTCTTGAGAAAGTTGGGCAGAGTATTCTTGCCTACGGTTTTCGCCAGCCAATTGTGGTGGATGTGAACGAAGTAATTGCCATCGGGCATCTGCGACGCGCGGCTGCGAGACACAAGGGCATCAAGACCGTTCCCGTCCACATTGCCAGGGATCTAACTCCAGAGCAAATTCGGGGGCTGCGGCTGGCTGACAACCGAACCAACCAGGAGGCCGAATGGGACCTGAGCCTGCTGGCGCCCGAAATTGCGGACCTGCGCGCCCTCGCCTTCGATCTCAGCCAGACGGGGTTCGATGGGCGCGAACTCGATGCGCTGCTGCGCGATCCCGCTGCCGACGAAAAGGCCGACCAGGCACCGCCGCTGCCGGAAGTCGCCGCAACGCAGCCGGGAGACCTGTGGCGGCTTGGGCCGCACCGCGTATTATGTTCGGATGCTACCAGCCCGGAGGCGGTGTCGCGTCTGCTGGGCGAGCACAAGCCGTTCCTGATGGTGACCGACCCGCCCTATGGAATTGAACTGGATTCGGAATGGCGCGACAGGGCCGGCCTCAACAGTGCTCCAGGCCAGAAGCGTACTGCGGCTTCAATAGCTGCTGCGAAGGATCATCCGATGTATCCCGCCGAGGCGAGCTATATGAAGCATCGGACGGAGGGCCACACCGAGACGACCATCTCCGGGGACACGCGGGCCGACTGGTCGGAAGCCTTTGAACTGGCGCCGAGTCTCCAGATCGCGTACGTCTGGCACGCCTCCCGATTCACCCGCGAGGTTCTGGATGGCCTGCTGCGGATCGGCTTCCTGCATCACCAACAAATCATATGGGACAAGACGCGCACCGTCCTGACGCGTACGCTCTACTGGTTCCAGCACGAGCCCTGCTGGTTTGTGCGGAAGAAGAACGCGCCGTGGTATGGGAAGCCCGGCGAGAACTCCACGATTTGGGCGTGCCCCTCGCCGAAGTTCATCATGGGCGGATCGGACGAGGAGAAGTACGATCATCCCACGCAAAAGCCGGTCGAGTTGATGCGGCGGCCGATCCTGAACCATACCCGGCGTGGCGAATTGGTGTACGAACCGTTCCTGGGATCGGGTAGCGCCCTTGCCGCAGCCGAGATCACAGAACGCGTCTGCTACGGCATGGAGATCGATCCGAAGTACTGCGACGTGATCTGCCAGAGGTGGTCGAACATCACCTCCAAACAGCCCACGCTCGAAGGCGATGGGCGCACATTCGATGAAATCCGATCCGAACGACTGACGCTCAGGGGGTGAACGATGCCTACGGGAGATACAGGAATGCGAACGACGGCTCAGGCTGGGCCCTCCGGATGTGGAGGAGTTATGCCGAGTAGCCGGCTGGCCGGCGGAATTGAGGATCATCGGTGGGCATAAGGGGCCCGGCGCCCAAGCCGACCAGCATCCGGGTGCTGGAGGGGAACCCTGCGCGGCGCCCCCTGCCGGCCAATGAGCCGCGGCCGCTGCCCGGCGAGCCGGAGATGCCCAAGTATCTGGATCGTGAGGCGCGCCGGGAGTGGAAGCGGCTGGTCCCGATCCTGCTCTCCATGCGGGTTCTGAGCGCGGCGGACGGCCTTCAACTCGCCAACCTGTGCCAGGCATATTCCATCCTGCTGCAGGCGCACAAGGCCATGCGGCAGGCCGGCAAGGGCGGCGGATCGGGCCTTCTGATGAAGACCCCAGGCGGGTACGTTCAGCAATCGCCGCTCCTCGGGATCCTCAACGGCCAGGTGGAGATTCTCAATCGCATCTCGCGCGAGTTCGGGCTGACCCCCTCGGCGCGGACGCGGCTGGAGGCCACGGCCGAGCCTGCCATCGACAGCCTTGAGGCCAAGCTGTGTGGCTGATTATCGACCAGAAACCTGCGCCTACTGCACTGCCGATACCTGGTGCGAGATTCGCGCCAACGGCAAACCCCAATGCCGCGCCTGCAAGGTGGAGCGCTTCTTCTCCGAGATCCTGTACCCCCCGCTGGAATATCGGCTGCTCGACTGGCAGCGCAAGGTCCTGCGCGACATCTACGGCACGGTCTCGCCCCAGGATGGGCGGCGTCGGTATCGTTCTGCGTATATCTCGGTCGGCAAGAAAAACGGGAAGAGCTTTCTAATCGGCGGTCTGCCGATCTACCACCTGCTCATGGAAGACACACGCAACCCGGCGGCCTACGGTGCCGCGGCGGCCAAGGATCAGGCCGGAATCGTCTTCCACGCCGCCGCCCAATTGGTGAACGCCAATCCGGACCTGAAGGCGCGCTTGAAAGTGCTGCCCAGCACCAAGCGGATCTTGCGGCGGGACCGCGGCGGGTTCTATGCAGTGCTCTCGGCCGATGGGGACGTGCAGGACGGTATTGAGCCGAGCCTGGCAATCCGGGATGAGGTCCATCGCTGGAAGACGCTACGCGCCGAGACACTCCACGACGTGATCACCAAAGGGCAGATCTCGCGTGAGGAGCCGCTGGACATCGGCATCACCACGGCCGGCGCGGAATACGAGTCCCAGATGTGGTGGCGGGAATACCAGTACGCCAAGCAAGTGCTGGATGGCTCGCTCCCCTCAGACAGGTTCTACGCGGCCATCTGGGAGGCCGATAGCAAACGGATCGATAGTGACCCGGAGTACTGGAAATCCCGCGAGGCGCGTGTGGCCGCTAACCCGAGCCACGAGGACCTGGGCGGATTCCTCAAGGATTCAGCGCTTGTCGGGGAACTGGAAAAGGCGCTGGCCGAGCCTTCCGAGCGCCCCAAATACCTGCGCTATCACCTGAACGTGCCCCTCAAGGCGCAGGAGGAGCCGGTAATCGACATGGCGAAGTGGCAAGTCTGCGGCGGCGGCGTGGATCTGCGCTCCTGGCCGGAGTATGACATCGACCGGCTCATCCAAACGTGGGACCTGCGCGCGAGGTCCTGCTGGGCCGGCGTGGACGCGTCCTGGACCACCGACCTGACCGCCCTGGTGTTCGTCTTCCCACCGTTCGATGGCGGCGAGACCTGGACGCTGCTGCCGTTCTTTTGGATGCCACAACAAAGGGTTCCGGAGTTGCAGCGCGTCTGCCGCGTGCCGTATGAGACGTGGGTCAGGCAGGGATTCATTGAGGCTACGCCCGGAAACGCGATCGACCTGCGCGCCGTGTTAGAGCGTATTCGGTGGGGCCGGCAGACGTTCGATCTGCGGGAGGTTCCGTACGATCGCTTCGCCTTCCAGACGGAAGCAATGAACCTGGTCGAGGAAGGGATCGAGGCGGTAGAGATTCCGCAAAGCTTCCTACACCTGAGTCATCCGACGAAGTTTCTGTTGAGCACGTATCTGGATCAGAAGATCCGCCACGGCAACAATCCCGTGCTCAACTGGATGGCCAGTTGCTTGCAGTTGCAGTACGACCACAAAGATAACTGCCAGCCCTCGAAGCCGGAGCGCGGGAAGTCCGGCAAACGCATCGACGGAATCCAGGCGACGGTGACGGCCCTGGCGCGGGCCCTGGTGGCGGGGCCGCAGACGGTGAGAATGATCGAAATTTGGGGCTGATATACCGGATGCGCGGGCGCTGGCGATCCACGATAGGGCGCGGATGCAGAGCGAACTCTTAGGCGGAGTTAATCGCCGGGAACTGCCGAAAACGGCCCAGAAACGGGCCTAAACGAGCCCCCAACGGGCCGAAAGCAAAGCCAATCACCGCTTTATGTGCGCAGGCCGGTCTTTAGGCGTGCCCGATGTAGGATCTGGGTCTCACGTTTTGAGAGAAGCGTTGAGCCGAAGCTGCGGTGCTGGTAGATGCGATGGAGGTTGACGATCAGGGACGTGGCGGCGGTGAAGATCAATTCCTGAAGTCCCAACTCTGCGGGTATCTGATTGAAGGAACGTCTTCACCGCTGAATGAAAGTATAGCGTTTGGATCTGGATCATGAGGCGGCTACGACGCAATCCGGGTGCTTAGCCTTGGTGGACTTGGTGGGCGGAGGTTGCAAAGGAGTGAAGGGTTAGCCACCGTTGCGCCACGTTTGGCCCACGCTCGTTCGCGTGGCGACGGCTTGGCGTGTCGGCCAAGGCTGCCGTGACTTGCGCAGGGCAGGCAGGAATCGAGGCCAGAAGCAGGAAAGCCCGCCGCGGCCGGAGCCGGGCGGGCGGAAGGGGAGGGCGTCTGATGCTACGGGTTGATGCGGTACGTACGCTCGCCCTTGTCGGATTTGAAGGACTCGACGGCGTATCCGGCTTTCTTCATCGCGCCGGCCATGAATCCCCGGACCGTCCAAAATTTCCATCCCATCTTGTCCGCCACCTCCGGCAGCGTGGCGCCGTTCTTCCGCTGGAGCATGGCGATCACCTGGGCGGTCTTGCTGCCTTCGCGCGGCCCGGCGCTTTCCTGCGCCTTGGCGGCCCGCTTGGCTTTGGGCGCGCTCTTGGCGGCGGTGGTCTTCTTGGTCGCCTTCGCCTTGGCGGGCGCGCCCTTGGCCGCCCGTGCGCCACCCTTGGCCTTTTTGGGGGCTTTCGGCTTCGCCGGCTCCGCCTCGGGCTGGGCGGGCTCGCCGAGGCCCTGGATGCGCTCCCAGATGCGGCTGACGGCGGCGTTGCTGCTCTTGAACCCCTTCAGCGGCTTCACTCCCGGCAGGCCGTTCCAGACGGCTACCAGGCGCTCCGCCGGCCAGGCGGCGGCCAGTTCCGCCAGTTCCTTCTGGCTGGTAAAGGCTTGGGTACCCGCGCCTACGGCTGCCTCGGCGTGGTCCGGCGTGGGGAAGGCGGTGATGTTGTTTTCGCTATCGATCGTAAAAGTCGTCATTTTCAATCTCCTTGTTCCGCGCTTACTGCGGTCATGGACATCGATCACTCCGAAGTGCTTGAAAAGCAAGGCAATTCTGCTGTGAATCAACGATGGCGAAGAGCCGGCGATGAGGGTACGGGCTGGCCGCAGATAGCGTCAGGTGGCGTCAGATGAAGGGTCACGGCACAAAATTCGCACGGAAAATGGAAGCAGCCATCGCGGCTCTGCTCTCCCATCGCACTCTCGAAGAGGCGGCGCGCGCGGTCGGCATATCGACCAACGCTCTCCTAAGGTGGCAGCAGGACCCGGAGTTCGACACGGCATTCCGCAAGGCCCGCCGCGTCACATACGGGCAAACCACCGCGCGCCTGCACCAAGCGTCCGGCGCGGCGGTTTCCGCCGTGCTGAAAATCATGGTGGACCCGAGCGCGCCGGCTTCCACGCGGCTCCGCGCAGCGGATATCGTGTTGTCGCACACGGACAAGGCCATGGAGATCGAGGATATCGAAGCGCGTGTCACGGAACTGGAGCAATCACTCGCCGAATCGAAGTCGGGACGGGGAGTCTAACCAGTGCGGCGACAGATCCAAGCGCGGCTCAGAATGCTGGAACAGCGAGTCCCTAAGACCGCGGTGCCCACCAAAGCACTGCTGCCCGCCTGGCTCGTTGAGCAACTTCAAAGCCAGGGGATTCCGTTTCATAGCGATGGTCGGCCGGACCTGAAGTCCGCTGCGGGGTTGGAGCGCGTATGAGGAGAGCCCTGCTTGCCCGGCTGGAGCGACTGGAGGCGCGGCCGGAGGCCAGCAAGCCGCTGTTGCTGCGGTGCGGCTGGGTGCATCCTCTTCTTGACGACTACATTGGCGAACGCCATATTGTGACTGTCAGACGCGAGCCGAGCAGTTCGCCGAATGTCGAATGGGGCCAATTCGAAGAGCGGCCCGGACCTGCGCCGCCGGGTCTGGAAGACCCAGGTTGCGTCGTGTATCTCACACCGGACGAAATGAACATATGACGCCTTCGGGCAGGAGACCGCAGCCATGAACTTCAAAGCGCTTAAGCGGCGCATTGGGAAGCTGGCAGCCGCATCAGAAGTACCGGCGGCCTACCAGCCAGAGGACGTCCTGCGCCACTGGCGCGAGACGGGAGAACTCAGCTACCCGGATGGCAGCCGAATATCGGTCGAGGTGTTTCGGCAAATCACGGAGGGGGAGGAGTAGGGATGCCGAACGTGAGGAGGCGAGTTGAACGGCTGGAGCGATTCCTGGCGCCGGAGCCTGCATCCGACCCATACGACGAAATGAAGCGTCTGGCGTTGCAAAGCGTTTCAGAGGAAGATTTGATCGTGCTCATCGACGTAATCAAACAAGGTAAGCGGGAGTGCCAGTGGACGGAACGCGAGGCAGCCGCGATGAAGGCGTTCACCTGCGCGTTCGAGCAGGAAGTGCGGCGCGCCGGATATCGCTCGGTGGCTGAATTCCAGCGATCCTGTGCCGCCGGAAGGTGAAATGAGTCTCGAATACCGGGCGGACGAGAGCCGCCCGATAGCTAGCGATATTGATACTTAACGCCAGCCAGTTGCTCGTTGGGAGCGGCGGCAGGGTCCGGAACGGGGCCTTGGGAGGACGATAGTCAGGGATCGCGGTCTCATAAAAACCTCTTTGAGACAGTCTATGATGCTCGATCATGCAAGAGTCAAGCCACCCTCGGCGCACCCTTCCCGATGGCTTCGTCGAAGAGCCCCAGGCATTTGTATGCGCCAACTGGAAGCCACGGTTCAAAATCCCGCATTGGGTCGAGAGGCGCAGGCTGACAATGGTGGTGGGAGTATGATTAGTGGGAGGCTGGAGTCCGAAATGGAATCTCCAGGCCAGACGCGGGTGGCGAACCAGCGCACGGGCCGGCGTAAGCCGAAGGCCGGGCGGGCGCCATGGCGATGACGTGGTTCCACTCGGCGTAAAGCACAAGGAGGCAGCATGAAACCCTACATTCTTTTGGCGTTCCTGGCGGTTCTGTCGGCGGCCCCGCCCCAGGCTTCGCGGCCGCGGCCGGCTCCGGCTCCGGCTCCGGCTCCGGCGCGTCCCCTAACCGTTACCGTGAGGGATCTCAGCCGGCGTTCGGTCGTCAATAATCTTGGGTTGGGCAGTTGTCCAAAGAAATTGAAGTCGGGCCTGGAGGAGACTCCCTGCTTCGGTATGGCCGGCCGGAGCTGGGGCAATTCCTGCCTTGCTTTCAAGATCAGCGAGGGCGGCGCGTCCACCTACGAAGAGCTGGCGTGCGTCGAATCGTGCCCCGGCGGAATGCGAAACACCGATCCCTGCGAGAGCGCCGTTTGTTACAAGGCTCTGGCGGGCAACGTGTATTTCCGCACCTTCGCGGCGTTGGACCCGGCCATGCAGCAGAAGATGGCTGCCGACTACACCAAGCTGATCGCGCTGGCGCAGGCCGACGTTGCCAACCAGAAGAACTATACTGCGCTGGGCGGCGATAAGGAACGCTCGCGTCTGAAATTCGAAATTCTGGGCTTCGTGATCGGCGGTTTGGTGAACCATGATACCGGTGATCTCTCCGCGCCCGGCGCCATGCTGCCGTTCGGCGAGTGTCTCCTCAAGCTGGCCGAGGCGCGGGAAAAGGTCAACGGCCTGGAAGTCTCCATCAGCAAGCTCTACGGCCAACCGCCGCAGGTG